ATCTATGGGTAATGCTGGTGGTGCATCACTCACCAAGGCTGGAGCTGATAGTAAATTTGCAGGAGGTGGTGATATGGGCCCCTCAGAATTTTAAATAATATTAACATCATTTTATATAGGAGTGACATGAAATGGGATTACCAACAATTACAGTACCACAATATAAACTAACAATACCATCATCTGGAAAAGAAGTAAAATATAGACCTTTCCTAGTAAAAGAAGAAAAGATTCTTCTGATAGCTATGGAAACTGAAGATCAATTACAGATGGTTGAAGCAACCAAAACAATAATTAATAATTGTATCTTTGGTGATATTGATGTTGCAAACATGCCAACATTTGACTTGGAGTATATATTTTTACAACTTAGAGCTAAAGCCAAAGGTGAGGATATAGAATTAAAATTTGTATGTCCTACTTGTGAAGGAGAAATGAAAACCAAGATTAATGTTGACCAAATCCAAGTCATAAAACCAGATGGACATGACACAAATATTAAACTAACTGAAGAACTTGGTGTTGTAATGAAATATCCAACTGTTGATTTACAAGCTGCAATTGAAATAGAAACAAAAGAGAAAAAACAGATAGATGCATTATTCTTCACAATTATTAAATCCATAGACTATATCTATGATAAAGAAAACACATATCCTTCTAAAGATCATTCAGAAAAAGAAATGACAGATTTTGTTGAATCTTTAACAGATGCACACTTTCAAAAAATATCTAATTTCTTTGAAACAATGCCTAAACTTAAACATGAAATAGAGTTACATTGTACAAACAAAGTAAAGAGTAAAGGAAAAGAGAAAAAGATTTGTGGACATAAGGAAAAACAGATGTTGGAGGGTCTGGCAAATTTTTTCGACTAGCCCTTTGTCAAGAATCGTTAGCGAATATGATGACAACAAACTTTAACATGATGCAACACCACAAATATTCACTAACTGAATTAGACAATATGATTCCATGGGAAAGGGAGATTTATATTAGTTTATTAATGAAGCATGTAGAAGAAGAAAATGAACGAACCAAAGCACAAAATAGACAAAAATAAACAAAAAGGATAATCAATAATGGCAGAAGAAGAAAGTAAAAAAACGAGTAGTGTGGGGAGTATGTTGCAAGGAATCCAAGCTTCTGTTGCCCCCTTAGACAAGACACTTCAGGCCATTGAAGAAAATACAAAAGCGATATTGGACAACTCTAAAGGTGGTGCTGACTCAGCTGAAAAGAAATTTGAAGACAAAAAACAGGAAGGTATGTTTGGGAAAATGTTTGCTAGTATGACTAGTGTATTTTCTGGTCTTGGTAAAAAAAGTGATAAAGAATCCAAAGGATTTTTTGGTTGGCTAAAAGATAATTGGGGCAAAGTTCTTATAGGAGTTATGGCACTGGGAGTACTCTTTATGCCCCTTAAAAATTTAATTCCTATGTTGAAATCAATATGGGAAACTATGAAGTCAATGGTTAATAGTATTTTGAATGTTTTAATAGGAGCAGTACCAGACCAATCAGCTATAGATAAAGCGCAGAAAGCAGTAGATGAAGCAACACAAGGTCTTTTTGAATCTGACGAAGCGTTTACCGCACGAGTTGCCAAGATGCAAGCTAATGTAGATTTGATGTCGGACTCAATGGCAAAAGGTGAACGTGTTGGTGGGATGTTTGGAAAAGGTGGTCCTTTCGATGGAATGGAAATACAAGCGGGCATAGTCGCTGCAGGATTAACAGCTGTCGCTGCAACTGTATTAGCATTCAAATTAGCTGTAAAGGCAATCTTAGCACCATTTAAAATCTTTGGGAAACTTCTTGGCATCGGTAATGCCGAAGCAAAAGCTGCAAAGGCTGCAAAAGCTGCACTAGCAGCAGAGAAAACAGCTGCTAAGAAATTAGCAGAGAAAGCTGCCAAAGAAACTGCAAAAGCTGCAGAGAAGGCCACGGCACAAGCTGCAAAAGAAGCAGCAAAAAAGACAGGTCAAAGTACGTTAAGCAAAATGGGTGGTGTCGCAAAAAATATTGCTAAAAGTCCTGTAGCAAAAGTAGTAGGAAAAAGTCTAGCCAAAATAGCAACACCTCTAATAGTAGCAGCAGAGGCCTATGGTGCTTATAGTGACGTTAAAGAACTCAAGAAAAAAGAAGCATCAGGTGAAATAACAAAAGACGAAGCAACAGTAGGAAAAGCTAAAGCAGTAGGTAAAGGGACTGGTGCAATTGCTGGTGCATTAGGTGGTGCAGCAACGGGAGCAGCTTGGGGACTTATGGTTGGCCCACTCGGAGCTATAGTAGGAGGTGTAGTTGGTGGTGTAGTTGGTAGTGTATTGGGTGGTATGGGTGGAGAACAAATCGGTGAGGGAATAGGAAAGCAGCTTACTAAAGAGTCTGCTGTTGGAAAAGCTTTAGAAAAAACTGGACCCGGAGCTAAAACTTCTGGAGGTGGTGGTAAGGTTGCACCAAAAGGTGCAGTACACGTTCCGGGATCAAGTGCAAACGCAAGAAAGAAATTAGATAAAGCAAAAGCAAAGAGAGCAAAGAGAACAAAAAGAACAAAAAAAGCATGGAGTAATAGAGGTGCTAATGAACATTCAAAAGTTCTAGTATCTGATGCAGACATGGGCGGTGTCGATTGGAATCAACTTGGTGGTAGAGATACTATTGAAGGAGTAATTCTTAGCACATGGAATGAAGCAGGAATCAAACAAAAACCAACATTTACTAGTGGATTTAGAGATAAAGACCATGCATTATCAAAGAAAAGGCCTGGTTCACAACACATTCAAAAAACAGCATTTGATTTACGTTCTAAAGATTTAGGTAGTCAGGCACCAGGAATATTTTCAAGATTGATGGAAGTATTTGGGCCGATGGGTATTTGGGGACAAGACGAAAAGGGAAGTGTTAATGAAGATAAACGAACAGGAGAACATTTCCACTTTCAATTAGCTTCAAAAGGATTTGGTGGAGTAGTAGATAAAGCAACTGGTTTTATTGCAGGAGAGGATGGGCCTGAAAGAGTTGATATTGTACCACTCAATGATCCAAGTGCAAGGATGGCTGGAATGAATAAAGCACATGACGAAAGAATGGCATCCCAGGGAGGGACACCATCCATTAATGTCGTTACGTCAAGTCAAGTAAATAATTCTTCAGACCAATCAGCTGTAGTACTGCCAGGTAATGTAAGGCCTGTAAAAATACAAACTTAATTACTCTTGTTCTGCTAACTTCTTGAAGTAGTCCAAAGTATCATCAGTCTTTTCTGTTGAAGCAACAGGTTCTGATGAACCATTATCTGAACTCTCCTCAATGTTACCAACAAACTCATCACCCTTACGAGCAATCACAGTATTGAATCGAGCTTCAAGTTCTGCATAGTTCTTGAAGTTCTTTTCTTCAATAATCTCATTTAGAGAATACTGCTGACTCCAAACATCTTCCATCTTCTTCTCCTCTTCAGAAAGAGGACACTTATCAGTAAACTCAGACTTGTCATAGTTTGGAAAACCATCTAATTGACGCATCTTGATTTTAAAGTTTGCTCCTTCCCAAAAGTCAAATGGATTAAGTGGAGTTTCATCTGCGAACTCTGGATTCATAACACCAGTAATCTTCTCAAAGATTTTCTTTCCATATCGAAAGAGAAATACTTTACCTGCATTATCAGGATTCATACTATCCTCAACAATATAGATATTTGAATAGTAGTTCAACTTACGTCTGCGTTCTCTAGCTATGTTCTTATCAGAATCAATACCAGAATTCCACAGAGCTGTATTTGCTTTCGATACAGGATCGTCCTTACCAAGAGTGGTTAGAGAATTCTCAATGTACCATCCACCGGGACCTTTGAAGCCATGTGTCCAAACACGAACCCATGGAACATCTTCATTTACTGCTGCTGGGAGAAAACGAATTATCGCATATCCATTACCAGACTTATCACGTTCTAGTTTCCAGATTCGTTCATCTTCATAGGAAGGTTTCTCTGCTAACTTCTCGACTTGTTTGGAAAGAGTTTCCAAATTAGCCATGCGGTTCTTTTTCATATCTTTAAAACTTGCCATACTTATTACTCCTTATTACGTTATATTATTGTATTACTTTGTATCATCATATATCTGCTTCCAAGACTTCAGTATGAAATCTTTGCCCACCCAATACCCACAAGTTCACCATCCCCTTTCTTATAGTGGAAGCTTTCCGGTCTGTTTCAACATATGAAGCGCTTGTGCTTCAACTTCTATTTTATCTTTAATGGATTGGTTCAACATCTTTGCCATAGCCTCTGGTTCAATTTCAGAAGTTTCTGCGTAATCTAAAACTGCTTCCATATAAGATAATTCTGTATCTTTCACAATCTGTTCAATCGTCAAATTTAAATCAATAGTCATAATTAATTATTACACTCCACTGCTTTGTATTCATATTATTTATTCATCCCAACTGCACTTCCTGTTAATATGGCACCAAATGCTAGATGAAATATTCCCCCACCCATTAATGTAAATGGGCTATGTTGAGCAGTAAGTGTTTTCATCAATTCCATTTGCACTAATACTTCATCCGTACTTGTTAATACTGTCATCAATGCTGTAATGTCAGGTCTATT